CCCGACTTTAGAAGATTACTTATTTGTATCTTCCTTGGTTGTCGAACCGGTTGACGTGGGGCCGTCTCGGGTCTTGCCCTTACCAGGGGTCTTCTTGTCCTTTCGAGGGACTGCTTCAGCGGATTTAGGGACTGAAGCCTGTGTTTTGTCGGAACTCCGTCTGGAGCGGCGTTTGCGCCTCTTGGTAGTAGAGGTCACTGACGTCGTCTCAACAGACGGAGCAGGATCGGCACTTGGGCCAGGTACTACTAGGATATCACCATCCATTTCTATAATACCTGCTTTGGCCTTCGGTGGCTTCGTGACATCGAATTCCGGAATATCAATAACAGCGTAAAGCGTTTTAACCTTCGAAATCCATGACTCGAACGCATCAATGTCATAGTTAGGCATCTCTGCCTCTACCATATCGTACATCCAATCAGCCTTAGTGTTCGGGTATGCTCCATCTGGATCTACATTCCAAGTATTGTTCAAATTCTTGAACGACTTGAAAGTGATTCCTGTTATGGCAACAACCTTCGACACCAACGCTCCTATGATCGGAGTTTGTGAATCGTTAATCCACAAAGCGTAAGACTTGTCAGCTAATTTGTCGACAGGCTTCACACTACTTGGCATATGTACCGTGACATGAAACTTAGAAACTGTGCGAGAAATGGAGCAGCATGAGTTACTATCTCCAAACCAGACATCGGGCCCGTAACGTCTGGATAGAAAGGTTACACCTATCTCTCCTCGTTTCACCGTTTCAGCAGTTAACACCAAACCCACCATCGCGGCCGCTTTCTCGTAAGATTTACGAGTAACGTCAGCCGTAACACCATCATCACCTAGGTACACCCCTAGCCCCTTCCAGGACTCAGTTGGCGTATTGCGGTCTAGCCTCCCAGCTAAGTAAGCCACAAATGCGTTATCCAGTGAATTGAAGGGCGATGTTTCAGGTGACCCTGACAACCGCGTATCCAACGTACTGTACTTAACCCCATTCGTGGTTCTCCCCCGCAAGTTCTGCTGAGTTTTCATCTTCTTCAGCATCTCCTCGTGACATTCTTGGCGAAACAACCTTACCATGACCATTCGTTCAAATAGTCGCAGTACCGCGTTGATAGTACCATCCATTCGGGAAAAATCCGTATTCGACACATGTCTCTTTGCATTCTCGCACACTGACGCCACATACGTCGCGATCTTAGCATTTGACTTTCCTGAGGCATACCAAGGCATGTCTTTCAGGTAATCTCCGAGGGCATACATAAACGTGGAATAATCACGTTTGTCCACCCCGTTGATCTGCGATATTATTCGCATGTCATTAAGACTCTGATAGGCCTCACGTTTGCCGAAAGTTTTGCTCTCGGTCGTGGCGCCCTCATACTCAGCAGACTCCAATATCCGCTGCTGTGTCGGTCTCGACTGTCTAAGATATACTTCATCTATCTCAACAGGAAACAAACGTTCTTTCCCTAGTCCTTTCGCCAATAGACCCACGAATTCCTCCATGCATTGGAGCAGAAAAGGTGTGGGATCTAAAGGTTTCTTTTGTAACTCAGTAATCCGTTTAAGAACGCCGCGTTTCTCATTGTTCACTCCTAAGAGCGGACAGTACGCAGCATCCACAATGGGGTTCATAAATGACACCATTGACGGTTTGCTATCTTCATCTAATTCAGACAGCTTTTCGATAAATTGATATGACCGCACATACGGGTCCACCACAGCAACCTTAGGTCCCCAACACACTGACTTTAATAAGTGGTATTCGTGCAACAGTGTAGTTCCAGGAGCATTCGTGTCATTTAAGCGTTGTTTCACCATAGAAATGGTAAAAGTCTTACTGACTCGAGCTACTGAAGCAATTTCGTCGTCAACGTGTTTGGGGACGTTAGCAAAGGCATGATTGTTGATCTTACCTGTTTGCACGAACAAACCCTCACGGGTCTGAACTTGCATTCTAGTAAAACCATTACCTACTCGAGGGTCTAAGCGTTTCAGATCAGTACCGGCCAACAACTTGTCGGCCACCCAAGCACAGATTCCTCTAAACTTGGCTATTGGCGCTAACAGCACCAATTGGTGATGCGGTCCCATAGCTCGTTTCTCCAGCGCGAACGTGGAACACTCATAGGCAATACCAAGAAATTTCTTGGTTACCTTGATTGAGTCTCCTACGTAATGCCAGACATGATGAGCATATCCAGAACCACCAGACACATCATACTTGACGCGTCCTTGATCATCGAAACAAAAGCTAAACTCTCCTTCGGCACAACCCAGCGATTGCGGTTGAAAGGTATAAAGAACAACTGGCCTGAAATTCTTAGTAAGAAATTCATTCATGTCAACATAATAGTCAACATCGACCATTGCAGCCAAATCCTCCTTACCTGGTTTATAGGTGGAGGCGGGCGCATTAATGTCTTTTACCCAGTGATAGTCACGCGATATCGTGCGGCCATTACGAGCGTCAGCAGAAGAGCCCTGAAAATACAGGGGGTTCTTTCCGCAAGCTCCAGCAATATTGCCAATCATTATCGATCCTGAGCTACGGTCCGCAGCTGACACGCCATGAGTATGATTACTCACTGCAAGCAGGCGTACCATAGGGACTTCAACAAAACTTTGGCGAATTTCCATCGTAGGGAT